TATGTTTTTAATTTAGACGGTCAAGGTTGGGACAGACAGTTTGTAATTGTTACAGAAGGACCATTTGATGCTATCAGCGTAGGTGGTGTAGCAGTATTGCGTAATGAAGTAAACGATCAACAGGCAATGCTTATAAACAGTCTACAGCGTGAAGTTGTGGTTGTTCCAGATACAGATCAAAGTGGAGAACAATTGGTTACTGATGCTATTAAATATGGATGGAGTGTTAGTTTTCCAGAATGGCCAGATGCAGACATTAAGGATGTTGCAGATGCTGTAAAACGATACGGAAAAATATATACACTACAAAAGATAGTGCAGTCTAAAACAACAGGACTTAAAATACAACTATTGGCGAAAACTTACTTTGCAGAATAAACAAAAAGGCAGTATAATATAAACTATGCAAGACTTTAATCAAGACATACAAAAACTATTTTTAGAAATGTTTCTAGCGGACGCAGAAGCATTTGTGCGATGCCAGGGTATCTTTGAAAGTGAAAACTTTGATCAGAAACTTAAAGAAGGTGCTGAGTTTATCAAGAAATATGTTGATGAATACAAGGTCATGCCCGAACTTGATATTGTCAACAGTGCGTGTGGTACACAGTTCAAAGACGCAAGCAGTGTAGGAACAGAACACACTGAATGGTTACTTGATACATTTGAACAGTTTAGCAGACACAAAGCACTTGAAAGAGCAATTCTAAAGGGTGCAGACCTGCTTGAAAAGGGAGAGTATGGTCCTATTGAAGGCATGATCAAAGAAGCAATTCAAATCGGTCTTGCAAAGGATATGGGTACAGATTATTTTGCCGATCCCAAAGGCAGACTTGAAGGATTAAAAGATAACAACGGACAGGTAAGCACAGGATGGCCAAGCATTGACAAGAAACTGTTTGGTGGATTCAACAGAGGTGAACTTAATATTTGGGCAGGTGGCTCGGGTGCAGGTAAGAGTTTGTTCTTACAGAACATGGCTGTAAACTTTGCAACAGAAGGCATGAACGTGTTGTACATAAGTTTAGAACTTTCTGAAGCACTAACAGCAATGCGTATTGACAGTATGCTAACAGGTATTGCTACAAGAGAGATTTTTAAGAATCTTGATGATGTAGAAATGAAAGTTAGAATGATGGGCAAGAAGTCAGGCAAGATACAGATCAAGTACATGCCAAGTGGTAAGAACGCAAACGATTTACGCAGTTATGTTAAGGAATGGTCAATCAAAAACAAGTGTAAGCCAGATGTATTGCTGATTGACTATTTGGATTTGATGATGCCACTGAGCGTTAAAGTATCGCCAAGTGATCTTTTTGTTAAGGACAAATATGTATCGGAAGAATTGCGTAACCTAGCAATGGAACTACAGTGTGTGTTTGTTACAGCATCGCAGTTAAACAGGGCGGCTGTAGAAGAAATTGAGTTTGATCATTCACATATTTCAGGTGGTTTGAGTAAGATTCAAACAGCAGATAATGTTATCGGTATCTTTACAAGCAGAGCAATGAAAGAACGTGGACGCTATCAAATACAGTTTATGAAAACACGTTCAAGTTCGGGTGTAGGACAAAAAGTAGATCTTGAATTTGACGTAGACAGTTTGCGTATTAGAGATCTAGCAGAAGATGAAGAATATCAACAGTTCAAGAAACAGAGTTCTACTATCTATGAAGGACTTAAGAAACAATCAACAGTAACAGAAACAAGTCACGACGCAGGCGAAGAAACAGCACTACGTGAGCCAGGTGAAGGTGATACCATAGGCAAGATAAGTGGTAAAGCACAAAGCACTAAACTACGTGACATGTTAAAAAGCCTAAGCACAGAAGAATAGACTCTGCTAAATAATACTAGCAGGGAACAATAATGAAATGGTTTATATTGGTGCTTATGATGGGCACCTTCAGCGACGGAAGCAAAGACACATTTTTATTCTTTGAACCAGAGTTTGACACAGTTGAACAATGTCAAGAATATGTGTATCGTCAAGCACCTGAAATCAAAAGACAGATGATGATAGAATATCAAGGTAAATCCATTGACACTGTATATTGTGTGCGTGAAGATAAACTTGAAAACTTGATAAAACTGCCAGGAAAATCAATTTAATTTTTCACCAATTTGAATAATCAGATTTAATATCCACGGTAAATACTCTGAAGGCATAAAAGGCAAAGAGGCATTTACTATGGAAGAACAAAAACAAATTGAGGCTCTTCTCGATCGATTTACTAGGCCCATACCCGAAGGCAAAATCTATCAAGACAGACTCGCAGAAGAGTTTGAACTGATTCTCAATCAGAGATTCACACAATACTTCCTACAGATATGCGACATACTTGACCTTACCAAGGACATACCTCATATGACTAGAGGCAGTGCTGGTTCAAGTCTAGTGTGCTATCTGTTGGGCATTACAGATGTAGATCCAATCAAATGGAACATACCCGTGGCACGATTTATGAATCCACTTCGTGACGACTTACCTGATGTTGATATAGACTTTCCACATCACAAACAGGAAGAAGTTATGAATAGGATATTCAAACGTTGGCCGGGCAAGTCAGCACGACTGTCAAACTATGTGTTATACAAAGACAAGAGTGCTAGGCGTGAAGCCGCCAAACGATTGGGTGTAAAAGGCAACTTACCTCGTAATTTTAAATATGAGGATCTAGGCATAGACGCAAAAGAGGCTCGTAGAATAGAGAACAAACTAAAGGGAAAAAAGAGATGTATATCAAAACACTGTGGAGGCATACTAATGTTTACAAGGCAATTACCAAAATCTTTAATATCACAAGACAATCAAATACTGCTGGACAAGAACGAAGTGGAGGATTTGGAACATCTGAAAGTGGATGTTTTAGCCAATCGAGGTTTGAGTCAACTAGTAGAAATAGATTCTCGCCCACTGACAGAATATCCGGAGTGGGACGAAAAAACATCGGACTTGCTGTGCCGTGGAGATGTGCTTGGGGTAACACAAGCAGAATCGCCCGCGATGAGGAGACTGTTTAGAGCAATCCAACCCAAGAGTGTATACGATTGTGTATTCGCAACAGCATTGGTAAGACCTGTGGCGGCCAGTGGACGCAAGACCGCAAGCATGTTTCATGACTGGAGTCGTGAACGCCAAACCGATACCATAGTGTATGAAGATGATGCTATTGAAAGGATAAGTAGTATCATAGGAGTTAACTATTATGAAGCGGATATGTACCGTAGGGCGTTTGCTAAAAGGAATGAAGACAAAATTGCTGAATTTATTCAGCGAATGGGACAACATCCTAAAAGACAATCCGCATTTGAGTCACTACAGTCACTATCCGGATTCGGGTTATGTCGGGCCCATGCTGTCAACCTTGGCAGACTCATCTGGGCACTCGCCTACCAAAAAGCACACAACCGAGAAGCATTCTGGCAAGCCTGCCTCAACCACGCCCAAGGCTCGTACAGGCGCTGGGTACACAAAAACGAAGCCAAACGAGTAGGCATACGTCCAAAAACAAATTCACGAAGCGATCTATTTGACGATCCTGTGTATCAATACAAAAAGTACAACTGGTGGAGTGATCCAAAGTTTCTGCCTGGCATGTATGTGAAAGGCACCTACATGGACCATGTGGAGTTTGCTGGATTGATTGCCAACGGTCGTGTGTACAAAGGCGACAAGGGCAAGTATGTTACGTTCCTCATGCTAGGATACGACAACGGTGGTTATGTGGATGTGGTTGCTAAACGTCCTGTAAGTTATGCTGACTGTGATGTTGTGTGGGGTACGGGCAAGGTAGTACATCGCAACAATTCAGATTATATAGAAGCGGATCAGATCAAGACCTACTCAATCGATCAGTGGCTCAATCGCTAAAGAAGTTTTTTACACTGCTTTCTATGGCGTTGTGGGTTTGACCTTTCCATAGATGCTGTGGTGGTAATTCTAATACGTTTTTTGGAACAGGCTGTGTAAGCCAACGATGCTGTTCGGTCCAAGGGTGTTTGCCACTTTGTTCACCTTCGAGTTGTCCAGGACTCCAACTGCTTAATCCCAAACACATTCTCCAATGTTTAGGGCCACGGCCTGCTATAATTTCTCTCAGTATGCTCACACTGCTGGTAACACACAGAGTATTGGTAACCCAGAATGTGTTTGATGCTAAACAGTCTGGTGTATGGATAAAATGCAATCCGTCTGTGTGAACAGGTCCACCTATGTATACGGGTTCATCACCGTCATAGTCTAGTTTGATGTCTCTAGCAATTTCACTCACACCCACCTGTTGGCTTGGTTTGTTTAACATCAAACCCCATGCACCGTCCTTGTGATGTTCACACACCAATACCACACTTTCAGCAAAGAAGGTGCTGTTGGCACTGGGTTGTGCTATGAGAATCTGTCCCTGTAGACTGCCCTTTAGTACTTCCACACTGCTTACCTTGGACACTGTTATGGTTTACGCTTGGTTGGTCGTGCTGTTGTAATCATCTTGCGTCTTGGACGTGTGAGACGATCTAGTTCTGTGTCTTTTGTACGTGCTGATTCAATTTTAGGAACCTTGTGTTGCCAAGTGCGATCCATTGATTTATCTGCCATTCTGATCTCCTAGTATACGTGTGTAACAAAATGCTACACACGTATTTAACCGATCTATTACCAATTGTTGGTAGATTTAGTAGACTGGTGTCCTAGGATTTTATCTTTGTTAGGACCATGCTTTACTACATATCCAGAAGTACCATTGGCATTTACTTCAACCTCTTGACGAGCCCTCCATAATTCCATTTCTTTCTTTTTGCGTAGTTGTTGCTCAGAATATTGCTTGAGCATGTATGAGTGTCTATCCATGTCACCCTCCTTATAGTTTAAGTTAGGTGCGTTCCTTCGACATAGTGTCTACTTCCAAGCATAATGCTCGAACGTATGTATATTTAGCATATCAGGTATGCGAAAATCAAGAACTTTGTGTGCCAAAATTGTAGCCTGTAAATATCACTATGAAACTAAACACGGTATTTCCTGCGGCATTTGGATATGATTTTGTGCAAGGGGATTGGCAAACACTGATAGATGATTTGGTGTTGCCAGACATTCCCATTGCCCAAACCGCTGGCAATCTACACACCATGCACAGTTATAGAGACTTAACACAGGATGTGGAACGGTGTGCAACCAGTTATGCACTGGCCACGGGAATATGTGAAACACCACTGATTACACAGATGTGGATCAATAGATTTCAACCACGTGTTACCATACATCCACACCTACACAGCAACACACTGTTCAGTTGCGTTATGTACTTGGATGACTACAGTGCAGGCACGGTGTTTTACAGCAACGACCCCAAGAATTTACAAAGCAGTGAAATGAAGCAGACTGAATACACACAGGACACATACACCGTGGATGGTGTTAAGAACAGAATAGTGTTTTTCCCCAGCAACATACGACACGTAAGCCAACCCTGCGAGGGCGTAAGGCATACCCTTAGTGCTAACTTTACCAGCCGTGAATTGGGACGGTCTGAGAATCTCAACCTAGCACAGCCCAACTAGGCGAAGCCGCGGCCAAAATTTTTTACGCGAAGCGTTAGCGGTAGATTACACTAGAGCGAAGCGACAAGCGGTAGCGTTAGCGTCCGATAGCGTGGTCCGTTT